TGTTCCGAAATTAATAAATAATGTTTTGTAGTCTGTTACCATATTAATAAGTGTAGTACACACCCCTTTTTTTAGTTACTAATACTTGTTTTCTGTTCTTGTCTTTGTTGTAAGAAACGTGTAGCCACTTTGGTTCTTTTCCAAATTCCCATATAAGCTGGTCAAAATCAAGTTCAGTTCTTATATAATGAAACATTTCTAAATTTGACTTACCACCCATACTTGTAATATCCATTGCTTCACCTTTTAAATGAGATGATGTTTTAGAACCTTTTAAAGCACTATTAAGTTCTAAAGACCTAAACATACTATTAACTTTAATTGGTGCACCTACCCACTCTCTTAATGGTTCAAACACCTTTTCAGCTAGTAGTTGCATATTCTCAACTTGTTCATCATCTGGTTTGTTCTTTATACCGTATTGTTTAGCATAATTAGAACCAACTGCTTCCTTGTAAGATATGTGTTTACTTATTTTTTTCATCTGTGATTAATTTAAAAGTTCCATCTTGTAGGTTTACTTCTATGTTACCATATTTTTCTTCAAGTTCCTTTTTATTCTTTTCTTGCTTCATAGCAAGTTCAGCAAACATATGTGATAGTGTATGTGACTGTGTAGCCAAAAACCCTAAATCGTGTAAGATTGCTTGTTTCTTTTGTTCTTGTTCTTTAAATACTTTTAACTCACTTTTTGATAATGTACCCATTGTATTGTTTTTTGATTTAATCAAATATACTAATTATTTAGGTACTTCTGCATCTCTATCCCATCCATAAAAGCTATGTGCTGCATCATCACCTGGATATACCTCATATGTACCAAAGTCTAATAACTCGCTACTCATTATATCAATGGCATAGCCGTCATAGAAAACCGCTGGTGTGATTATATTACCCTCATCATCGTATGTAGCTGGTATCTTTACCACCTTACCGATATATACGACCGCAGCGGTATTTTTAGAAAAGACTATTTCGTTTTCTACTTCTATTATTACCCCTAGATTTAATAGGTAATCTTTCCCTTGTTGTTCTGTTGGAAAATTCGTTTTATATATTTGCATCATATCGTTGTAAGTTCTTGTAGTTCTGTATCTGTTAAAGCCTCTTTCCAAACTGCAACGCATTTAGTTTTGCCAAAGAAAGAAAGACCACCATCTCCTCTATTAAATGATAATTTGTTTAATGTATTTGGAGACAAAACGCTACCTACCAAATCAGTACCAACCTCAGCACCATTAACCCAAAGACTGAAATTATTTTCCTTGTACTTAAAAGCTATTTTGTTGCTACTTGTAATAGAAGGGAACACGAAAGACGTAGTTCCTTGATTAACACCTCCTACAACAGTCTCTGCAAATAGATTATTTAAGTAAAATACAAGTTTAACATCACTGCTTTGCGTGCCATCATTTAAACTTATAAATCTAAAAGAATTTTCATCTGCCAAAGCCGCTATCTCTACATATAAAACACCCTCTGTACTATTTATTGTTGAAACACTCCCTCCATTGGTACATACATCTTGGTTTCTCGTTTTTTGGGTTCCATCTGTGGGTATGTAAGATGTTGGATATGATTGTTGCTCTACTTGTGCACCCCAAAAATAAGCGCCACTTGTTCCATTTCCAGTATAAACATTTACACCATCTGATAAAGACAAAGCTATATCTGTATATTGTCTTGCTGCTGATGCAGTATAAGTAACACTACATCTATATATACCATTTCCGAAATCCTTAATACTTCCAACATATCCACTCCTTTGTGTTAAAACTACTCCATTTGTTAAATCAAACCACACACCAGTATTTGATTGCGCTGCTGCGTTATCTCCTAAACAAATAATATTTCTTTCTTTTGCTTTTGCAAACACAGATAAAGTGTAATTATCACCATCTGTTAAAGTTACAAAACCTCTCATATAATGTGTATTACTTGCTGTTGTATCTTCTGTCAGAAAACCCATATTATTAACACCGCTTGGAGATTGTGTTGCATTATCCGTAAAAGTACTTCTTGATTTTACCCAAGCACTATCGCTAAAAAGTTCCGATTGTGTTATTAGGTTTGTACTCTGAGGTTCAAACAACCAGCTTCCGCAGCCACTATCTGGCACTACTTCTTGCCCTAGATATTCTTTTACAGATACGTTGTCTATTGATGCAGAAACCAATCCCCCCACAGTTGCAGCAGCTATAAATATAGCACCATTTGTTGATGTTGCAGTTACATATCCTTCAATAGTTCCTTCTGTACTTACTGACAGAAAAGCATACGCACCAAACACATATAAACTATAAGAACCGCTTACATTAGACACGCTTATTGAATATTTATATGTTTTACCTATTACTGAAGCATCATTGCCAGTATTTTGTAATCTTTGTAGATTTGGTACATTGGTTGCTATTGCTTTGCCATCTGAAATACTCCAACCTGTGCCTTTAATCCAGTTACTATCTGTATCAAACGAACCATTTACAATCAATTCACTCCCTAAAGCATCTTGATAACTGAAACCCTCGTAATTTATTCTAGGTAGGTTAGTATCATCTGTTATTTCTATAACTGATATGTTTGTTATTGTGCCATCAAATCCCGCCCAACCTAAAAATCTAAATGCTCCCGCAGTAGTTGCAGTATAAATAACATTTACTTGAGTATCGCTAGTATATGAAGTTCCACTAGTAAAATTATCTATTCTTATATTACCAGTTGTTACATTTGTAATACTAGCTTTTACATTATAAGTTTTACCGACAACAGATGTTAATGACGATTGAGTTAGGTAAGATAAATCTGTTCCGCTTTTTGTTGCAACACTACTGCCAATGCTCCAACCAGTACCCAAATCCCAATTTTGCCCTACTTCCTTAACACTAATATTTGTTACAGAGCCGATGAAATCAGGATTAGCAGATAAATATAGATTATTATCAGAGCCTTTATTTCCATAAAAAGTATATGTACCATTTGCAGAGTAGGATTGTTCTGAACCACCACCACCTAAAACAAATCTTAAAACACCTGACTGGTAATTTGTTATTGTTATTTCACACTTAAAACTATTTGCACTTGATAAAGCACCCGATTGATATATTAAAGAATTTGCAGTCTGTGTACCATCACATACCGCTTTATTATCTGCAATACTCCAACCGCTACTTAATACCCAATCTTGCCCAACCTCAACGACTGAAACATTGTCTATTGAGCCTGTGTATGCACTTGTTGGTACAAAAATTGCCCCTCCTGTGGTCGATGCAGTAAAGAAAAGGGTTTGAATACCTAAGCTATTATTTATAGCTTGATAACTATCATTACCAACTTTTAATTGCAAACCTCCACTAGTATAGCTTTTTACATCCACCTCAGCTTTGTACATTTTTCCAACAATTAAGCCCGTAAAGTTTTGAAATATTAATCCTGTTGCTGCAGAAGCATTAGCAACACCGCCACTAATACTCCAACCCGTACCCTTATTCCAATCACTATCTGTAGCGAAATCTCCATTAATTACAAGTTCACTTCCTTGCTGCGAAAAACTACCATTACTCACCTCTTCTGCACCTTGCTCACTAAAATCGCCGTTCTGCACCAAATTACTAGATAGTATCTGAACATCTTCAACTAGCCCTTGTGCGTTTACTCTTGTTGCCGCAGAATTCCTGCTGAATTGAAAGTCTCCGCTCGCGTCGTCTGGTTTAACGCATAGTGCCTCGCCATTGTTGTAGGCGGTTGGTGTTAATATAATTGATGCTTTATCTAAAAGGTTGCTCATTATTGTATATTTTCTAATTCATCTAAAGTTGCTGTGGTACAAGTAACATTTTCATAGTATGTTGCCCTTGCTTCAAGTAATTCTAATAATGCTGGTACTGCACTACAATTTGCATAGGCTTTATAAATAATACCCCAGCCAACTGTATTATCACATACACCTCTGCCCCACCAACTTCTTGAATATATTTCGTTTGCCATTACTTTTTATTTTTTTTCTTCTTTAGAAATATTTTAAGTTTCTCTATGTTCTTTGCTTTTGGTTTGTAAATCATAACTTTTGGTAATATAATAAACCGTTTTCTTTTGCGTGTAAATGATTTTCAGTATTAGTTACCCACTCTAAATTTTCAACTGTATTATCTGTTTTTATACAATTCATATGGTTTACTTGTGGCTTATTATTTTCGTTTACTAAAAATGCTTTTGCTACTAATTGGTGTACTAAATGATTTTTTTTATTTCCATTTATATTTAGCGTACATCTACAATACCCTTTTTTAGTAATCCAAAAAGGAATTAATTTTCCTTTATATGTAAATAACATTTTTTTGTTACTATTATTAGGGTCTGTTCTTTCTATTTTACGTGTAATACTTTTTACCCTACCAAAGTTACTTACCTCATAATAGCCATTGTAATTATTAATTACTTTCCAAATTTCATTTTGCATAACGCTTTTTTTTAAATTAAACTAATATTAGAAACAAAGATGATAAACTCAAAACCCATCCATTAAACGTAGCTGAATAACTAGGGTATAAATCATCATTTACGTTATTAGTATATTCTGGGTAGGTAGACTGGTTAAAACTCATAAAATCTATAAATCTTCTTGAGTACCATTCTGCATTTGTTCTTGCTTTTTCAACTAAAAAATCAACCTCATTTTTGTCTACCGTTTGAGCATTTTCAGATGTGTGTTTAAATACACCACCATTTTTAATTTGGTAAGCTGCAAAAGGTATGTAGTTAGATTGTGCATACCAGATTAACATACTCACAAGAAAATCATCTAATATAGTTTTCCATCTTGCATTTGCTGGTAAATCAATTCCAGCAACAATAGCATCAGTTAAACCATTATACATATTTGTACCTATGATCTGTTGTATGTCTATCTGTTGTGCAATCTTGATAAACTGTATGAACTTGTCGGTGTCGGTATTTCCATCAATGATAGAGTTTCTTACTAAATCTGTTCTATTTATAAATAATACTGTTGCCATCTATCTTCTTTTATTAGTTGGTAAAAAACCCTCATTAGGCATATCAATTGGTCTTTTAGCTACAAGTTTGTCGTTAACCTCTGGCATAAAACCTTTTCGTTTAGCTTCATTTACACTTATTAATGGTGCTTTTGGACTTTTAACATCAATACGTTTACTATCTAGTGTAAACATATAAGTTTTACGCATCCAAAAATGATGACAAGCACCACCACCTTTGTAAAGCCATATAGAATAAGTATCTGCACCTCTTGGTCCCCAACCTGGATTGACTGCCCTTGTACCCATTTGTATAATATCTTCTTTGCGGTATATCTTTTTAGATTTTACCATTTTCTCACAAAAACTTCTTGTTACATTTTTACCCTCCTTGTCAAATGTATCTTTTAAAGGTGCGTATTGATAACGTACTTTAAAGGCAACATCTTTTACTGCTTTATCTTGTTTTGATTTTGCGTTTGGTCTTGATGTACCAGTAGATACAAATTCCCATATTTTAGATAATGTGCTTTTGTTCTTTTTGTTTAGTTCATCAATTTGATAATCTAGTGCATCTTCATTATCATAATCAACTTTGCGTTCATCAATTAATGTCCATTGGCTTAAATCTTCATCTTCACCAAATTCTTCTAAATCAACTTCACCGTGTGACTTACAAGGCATATAATAAACAACACCATCTTCTTTGTGTTCGTGGTAACCCTCACAACCTTGTTCTTTGGCTTTTGCTTCTGCTTCTTCTTTAGTTTTGTAAACATCTTTACCATCAATCTTTTTTAGATTAACAGACATTTCAACACCAGTTTCTTCTTCAATAGTTTCACTATCTTGTAAAGTTTGGTCTACTTCTGTAAACTCTAGTGGTTGTAAGGTTGTAAAGTATAGGTTTAAGCTTATTTCATTGTAAGCTAGTATTTGGTCAAAGCTATCTATTAAAAGTTCTTGAAATGGTCTTATAACGGTGTTATCCATTAATAAAGATGCAGTTTTAATTTCATCGGCATTGTTACCTAAACCACTACCATCTTTTATACCCAATAACATAGGTGATACAATACGGTGTGCAACCATTATTTTAGATGTGCTTTCTTCGCTTAAAAATTGATACTGATTGTGAGCATCACTTAATTGTACTGGTGTTATTTCTGCTTGACTTTCTTTATTGTCATTAAAAGCCAAAATGAACCGCCCAGCATTAGAGCTACCAGAAAATTTTTGTGCTATCTTGGTTTCTATTAATTGTCTTTCCTGTTGGTTTGGAGTGCCATTATTAAAATTAATGAGCATCGATGGGCTCAACCCTGAACGTATATTATTGATGTGGTAGTTAGATACCTCTTCTTCGAGCTCACAGTATTGCAAACCACCTTGATAATCGACAGGGGAATAGTAGTAAAAGCCTGATTTATAGGGTTTTATGTAATATATCTCTATGCTTTCTTTAGACATACCAAAAGCTGGTATTCTTAAAGGTTCATCTGTTTTTTTAATATTTGCCCAATCATTATAATAATAATATGCTGGTACATTACCATCTTCATCACACTTTTCTGCCCTTAATGTTTCAATAGGCATATGTTCTAGTTGAACAATCTTGCTTCTATCCTTTGAGTATATAACTTGAATAGCAGCTTGTCCCATTAATTTAAGATCATAGCAGCATCTTCTAACTACATCTTTTCTAAACAAAGAAACCATCTGTGCATACTCATTAGGTTTTCTGTTGCTATCTGTTGCATTTAAACCTTTTCCGTAAATAGCTTGTGAAATTCCATTAATAGCTGCATTGTTAGTAGGCGAACCATTGTACCTATCGATTAGAAACTGAAAATAGTTATTATCTGCACCATATTCAATCCAATCTGCACCGTTCACTTCCTTAACCTCTGGTGATGTATAGGTGCTTAAATTAACAAACCCAAATTCTGAAACCTTTGTTTTGCTAAATTGTCCTTTTTCGTTTCTTTTTCTCATATTACAATATAGTCATTATTGTTGCCATCATACTGGGTGTATTGCCCCTCATTTATTTTATAATGGTCATTTGTTGTTTGGTCAATATCTTGTGCAGTACAAAATATTCTATCTTTATATATTACAGATGTTTTTGTGTTATCTGTATATAGTGTTAAATCGTAAAAATGCCCCTCAACTAATAAAGGTAAAAATACATTGGTAAAATTAAGATAATTACCCTCTATGCTTCCATTTGTTAAATCATAATCAACAATAACATTTGTGCTATCATCTCTTACTTCCATAGTAAAAGAACCAAGATATTGTCTAGGTATAACATTAAATGTTTGTGTACTGTTATCTGGTCTTAATATTATCATCAAAAGTATAACGTATAAAAATTACATATTTGTAAAACAAAAAAAAGCACCCGATTAAGGATGCTTTCATTTTTAACTAAATAATAAATTATGCAGTTGG